GTTGTTGCACCGGGTGAGTTCACCGTCGAACGGGAACCGGGTGACGGCGGTGACGGGTTCCCACCGGATCTGGTCAGTAGCGGGGTCGAGCGAGAGCACCTTGTCGCCAATCGATAGTTGGTCATGCCGAACCCACCCGTTCTCGGAGAGTACCTCCGTGGATTCGTCTGTGCAGAAAAAGAACCCGCGGCCCGAGTTGGTCGGGTCGGCTTCCCTAGCACCTTCGATGATCTGCTGGCCCCGACGGAGGATCTGGGGGTTCTCTGCGATCAGGCGGCTCCAAGTGGAGAGCACCTCCACCCACGCTTGGCCGAACGGGAACACGTTCCGCATCATGTCCATGATGTGATGCTTCTTGGAGGTGTCATAGAGGAGTCTCTGGACTTCCTCCAAGGCGTGCGCTTTGGCGAGGTCGATGAGTTCTTGGAACCCGTCCCGGACGTATCCGCCTTCGGTGTCGGTGATGTCATCGAACCCGTGTGAGGTGCGGGCCCGGCGGGTACCGTCGACAAGGTCGGTGTGCCGGTCCAGGTGGTCGTCCAAGTGGAAGCGGACCTCGTCGTTCTCCATCAGACGGAACAGCGCGTTGGTGTCCTCATCCAACAGGCCAGCGACCCGGTCGCCGGTGGCACCCTCTTTGATCCAGCGGCGGGCGGTCGTCTCGGTGACACCGAGCCGGGCGGCGATCTCTTTCACCGACACCCCAGCGGCCTGCAACGCGGCGGCCTGCTGGACCCGTGACCCGCCCGCCACGAGAGCAGTCTTGTGCCAGCGGCGCACCGTCGACACCGACACCCCGAACTCGGCGGCCAACTCCTGCCACGACACATCGGCGGCACGGGCCTCCAACAGGCGTACGTTGCGGGCACTCGCCGGGGACTGGTCGATCCCGTACGCACCGGCCAACCGTTCGTTGAGACCGGTGATCGCCTCGGGTGTGAAGAACCCGTCATCGTCGGAGTGACGGGTCCACAGTTCATGGACAGCCAGGTCCGCTTCAGAGATGTGGTCATCGTCGGTCTTGCGTATCCGGGCAGTGAACCACGCCTCCGGGTCGTCAGCACCCAGCGCCTCGTCGAGGATACCGTCCCGGCGGATCATGCCCATCAGGTCATCGTCGGAAGCCTGATTGACCCGCAGGATCTTGTCGGCCCGAGCTTGCATCGCGTCGTTGAGGACCCCGTACCCGGCGGTCCGTTCCGCCGCCGCGACCCTGATCTCCAACTGGCGCATCATGTCTCTCGGCAAGTCAGCGTTCCTAGCGGCCTGCAACACCCGGGCGTTCACCGCCGGCGAGTTGAACCCAGCCGAGTCGGTGAGGAACTTCCAGATGAACTGCTTGAACGCCGGGGACCGGGAAAGCACCCCGGTGGGTTGGGTCATCAGGTGATCGAACATGACCCGCACGATCCGGTCGTAGGCGCCCTGCCCGAGCCGTTTCGCCGACCCTTCCAGTGGGCCTTTCACAGACCCGGGGGCCACCTTGAAATACCGGTCCATCAGATCAGTTGCGATCTGGTCGAGTTGCGGCCGACGGGCACCGGAAGTGATGTTCCCGACACCTTTCCAGTCGCCGGTCGCAACGAACTTCCACAGGTCATCGGAGAGGACCGCGTCCACCGAGTCATCGAACCAGTATTCGAGTTCACGGTACCGGGAGGGGTCCTCGAGGAGCGCCCGGTCGGCGCCGGTGAGTGTCTGGGGGGCATCCGACCCGGAGATCGGCCTGATGTTGCGGCCCTCCCTCACTCCGACACCGGCTGTGCCGCCGGTCTTGATGTACAGGCGGGCACGGCGGGAATCGACGATCGCGTCGACAGCGTCATCGGAGAGGATCTGCCGTTGCCGTATCCCCGGTCGGCCACCTTTCGCATTCACGTCATGGAGACGGGAAGCGAACCCGCGGCGCCATTTCACACCGGCGTCGGAACGCAGCCAGGCACGGGCGGTGTCGCCGGTGCGGTCAGCGGCGATCAGTCGGGTCACCGGGTCACGGTGCATCTGTACCAGTTCGTTGAGCCACGACGGACCGAACATGGTGGGCGCAGCGCCACGGCCCGCCTGGGTGTCAGCCTTGTTGAGTGTCCCCCACACAGAATGGGCGACCGGGTTCTCCCAGATGCCGCCCCACATGTCGCCCATCAGGTGTGTGGCTTTCTCGAACTCCTCGGAGAGATGCACCAGCACATCCTCATCGGAGAGTCCCTCCGCTGTCAGGGCGGCACGGAGCGCCTCCACGTCCCCCACGTCCCCCAGGTCAAGTGACGACAGGACACGGCCACGTGGTTTGACCCCCAGGGTTTGCATCGCTTTCGTGAACCGGTTGGCGTTGGGGTCGGAGATCATCCACGAGATCGCCCGGATCGGGTGACTGAACAGCGAATCCAGACCGGCAGCGGCGCCACGGACCTGTTCCTCACCGATCACCCGGATCGGCCAGGCGATCCGCAGCAACGTCATCGGCTTCCAGTAACGCTGCGTGTACTGATCCAACACTCTCTGCACAGCGTTCTCGTTCAACGCCAACTGCTGTGTGGAGCCTTTCCCCTGGTCCTTCAACCAGAACCGCTGCCGCAGCGACGCCTTCCGGGAGTCCGCTGGGAGGGTGGAACGGGCACCGCCCACACCCGGTTCGGTGTACAACCAGCGTCGGATCGACGACTGCGCTTTCCGCATCTCCCTGGCGTCAGGTAGCGGGATCGCCCGGTCCAGGAACTCGGAGATCTCCTGCGGGGTCGGTAGGACCGCCACCTTCGACCCGTCGTCTTTCACCAGCTTGAACCGGTTCCCCGGCGCCCAAAACGGGTTCCCTGATTCGTCGTCGAAGAACCTGCGGAACCCTTCGCCGTCAGCGAACGTGTGAACCAGATAGTCGGAGAGCAGACTGTCCAACCCGAGGGCTTCGAGCCGTTTCCCGTACCTGTTGAACGCTTTCGCAGCAACATCCCAAGCCCCGAGATGCTGGAACTCACCGGACGCTTTGCTCACCCATTCGGTGAGGATCTCGGAACGTTCCCGCACCCCGGCACCAGATGAGATCATCCACCGGTTCAGGTCCATGAACCCGGCGTTGCTGTCCTCGATATCCAGGACCCGGCTGCCCATCTCGTTGAACAGGCGACCCCACCCGTACGACCCGAGACTCGACCGGATACCGGCCCGGGCGCCACCCAACTCCCCGAGAGCCCGGCCGACATCAGTGAACCCTTCACCCCACCGTTCGGCACCCGCAGCGCCGAGACGGCCACCTAAAGCGGTGGAGAGGCCACGGAACGGGCCGGTCTGTCCCATCACGGTCGGGACCGCCGACAACTGGCGGGTGTTGATGGCACGGCGCATCACATCCTCCGCCGACTCCAGGCCGCCGCCGATCCCGGTGCGGGCCAGGTCATCGAAGAAATGCTGATCCAGATGCGGGTTGCGGCGACCGAACCAGTCGACCAGCATCGCCATGTTGCTCTGGTCGATGTCCCCGTCGATCAGGCGGGTGAGTTGCTGACCCAACGGGGAACGGAGCCACTCATCGGCGGTGGGGGAATGCACCGAGCGGCGGAGCCACTTCACCAGCCCGGTCCCAAGGGGGGCCATCCCGCGTTCCTGCATCGCTTTCACGAAAGCAGCATCGTCGATCGTGTCGAACGTCCGGGCCGCTTGACGCATCACACTCACATGTTTCAGGGCTGTCGCAGCGGGGTCACCGAGCATCGGGATAGGCTTCCCCGCCAGCCCCCCGAGACTCAGACCGGTTTCAGGGACCCCGGGGATCCGTTTCCCCGCCACGAAAGGCACCCTGGCACCGTACCGGCCGGGAACCCGGGCTGGGATACGGGCGACCCGCATCGTCGACATCTGCACCGAAGCGTCGACGATCCCTGACAGCAGGTTGTACGCCAGGTTCCCGGGCTCAAAGAACGTGCCACCCGGGATGACCTTGTCCAACGCGACGAGCGGAGCGACCGCCACCCGGCCGGGTGAGATCGGTTGTCCCATCATCGTCAGGCCCGTTTCGTGTTCCCGCCTGGAGTCCTGGACGATCGGTTCCCCCAGCCGGGCCTGGATTTCGGCACGGACCGTCTCGGGGTCCTCGCCACGGGCGACCCGGTTCTTGTACTCCTCGGTGTCCTCAGCCATATCCGATTTCGGGAGGAACCCTGACCCCAAGTTGATGTCGTCCCATTCGCCGCGCAGCATCTTGGCGACCGCACGGGCACCGAACGATGACCCGGTTTTGCTCCACGCGGTGATCGGGTTCATCACCCCGTACTGGTCCGACAGGCCCAGGGTGGCGACCGCGGTACGGAACGGGCGGGCCAGCGCCTCCTCCCACATCATGTCGAACACAGTGAACCCGGTACGCAGCACCGGTTCGATCAAGGTACCGGGGACCGTGAAGATCCCTTTGATCGGGTTCCATATCCCTTTAGCGATCCCACCGACGGTGTCCCAAAAGCCGCCTTCGTCGTCGCTGTCGGCTTTGGTTTCCAGCATCGCCAGGTCTTGGGCGTCCTGTGACCCGGCTTGGACACCGGCGAGCGCCGCCCCGGTCACCACCTCCCGGGTCATCGTCGGGTACTGGCGGGCCAGGTCGGTGACGTTCGCTGCCATGTCGGGGGTGATCTGCCGCCGGAGAGACGCCATCTGTTCCACCAACCGCTGGCTGGCCGCTTCGATGTGTGCCTCTATGAACGGGTCGCCGTACATCCCCGACACTGGGTCACCTCGAGTTCATGAGTCGTGCCACCGCCGCGGACGGGACGATCGAGTAGATCACTTGCAACAGACGGTCGATGTCCATATCTTCGCTGCTCATCGGCCCGTTGCTGCCCGGCCCGACTGGGGCGCCTTCGGTGATCGGTTCACCGGGCCGTTGGGTCGGTCCGAAGATCCCCGGGTCGCTGGAACCCGCAGGGAAACCGGCCCCGGGAGGAACGGGGGCGGAGGGTCCCGGCGACCCGGAGGCGAGTGGCTGGGCCTGCTGTTGAGCGACGAGACGGGACCGTTCCCCGTAGGGTTGCCCGGAGGCGACCCTGATGGGTTGCCCGCCGCCGGGGGCGAGGTCGGTTCGTTTCGATCCGGCGCCTGGTCCTGAGACGGCGCTACGTTTCCTCGCCACCTGTCACCGCCTCCTCTACCGGGACTACGAACGGGTCCACCTCGACCGGCACATCGACGGTCCCGAAGAACGTTTCGACCGCTTCGTCGGTGGTCTCGAAAGCCACAGTGGCTTCGACCACGGGTTGAGGGTCCACATCCACCGGCGTCTCGACCACAGGTTGAGGGTCTTCGGTTTCGACGGGGACGTACCGTTCCTTGAACGCCCGGGGACCGTACGCACCGGCACCGGTCTTCGACCGGTACACGTTGAGGCCCGGCTCGAACTCGAACAAGCCAACCTCACCGGTCTCCCGGTTCCGGTATTCCTTGAACCTGTCGATACCCATGTCCTATCCTCCCATCCGTCCGACCGTCTGGACACCACCGGCGGTGCCACCCGACCCCTCCAACCTGGAGAGGATCGTAGTGATATCACCGTCGGATGGTAGATCCATTGCCGGTGCCTGCTGTTGTGTCTGCTGATCCATGAACGCCTGTTCCTCGTCGGAGAGCTGCTCCCCCGCCTCGGTGTAGTACTTGACGAGAATGTCCCGCATCCTGCCGGGGTCGGTCATGATGTCGATGATCGCCTTCTCGGCGAGGATCTGTTTCGGGTCCGGCGGCATCCCCGGTTGGGCGGGTGCGTTCGCCCGGTTCTGTAGCATCCCCCAGGCGGTGTCCTCCGCTTTCCGGGACCTGATCCTCTCGTTCACCCTCGTGATGTTGTCCAGGCCGTCGAGGTTCTCTTGCATCGTCTCGATGTCGATCACTTCGCCTTGCACCAACTGCAACCCGGTGACGATCTTCGACGGTTCATCCCACCCGGCCATCACACCATGCACCCGGCGGGTCAGGTACCGGCCCCGGTGCTCCGCAGGGTCATAGGTCTCGGCGTACGCGGCGCCTTTCCGGTACCCGTACACGGTGCGGGTCTCCCCGGCGTTGCGGATCTCATCCCACATCAACCGCAGGTAGTCCAGGTCCTGGGTGGCGTGTTCCAGGACGTTGTGGTATTCCTTGACTTCCTCATCCACATCGGCCCGGAGCCCCTGCAATCCGGCGCCGGTCGCCCACCCTCCACCGGGGTGCTGCCCGTCGTCGGTCACCGGGTAGGAGGCACCGACCCGCAGCAGCCGTTCCATCCGGTCGACACCCTGGAAATGCTGGTACTGCAAGTTGTTGACCGGTTTCGTCACCTGGGTGCCTTGGGCGAGCCGGTTCACCGCGTTGCGGCCCTTCCGGTACACGTCGCCCTCCAACGATTCCCCGGAGATGTTGGTCTCCGTGTTCACCGAATCCTCCAGGAAGATGTATTCGAGGATTTGGATGCGGGCCATGGTTGCCATCAGACCGATGATGTGGTCGTAGTGGCCGGCGAGCTTGTTGAACGAGAACCTCTTGGGGATCACGAACCGGTTCAGCGGGTACAGCGGGTTCGGGTCGAACCCCAGGACGACATGAAGTTCGGGGATCAACACGAACGTGCCTTCGGGATACCAGTATTCGACGACCTGTAGCCCGTCACCGGCCTGGTTGCCCCAGGTGGCGGTCCCGGTCGTGTTCGAGGCTCGCAACAGGACGGCGCCGCCGGTGGTGCGGGGCCGTTTCCCGGCGATCTTCTCACGGATCTCGTCGGCCTTCTCGGGGTACATGCGGCAGATCGCCGCAACCGAGAGTTGCTGTATCGACGCAGCGTCGTAGGGTTGCTGGTCGACCGTCCAGGTGCCGGGGTACACGTCGAAGGGGTCACGGATCGCTGCGTACGGGAACCGGGTCCCGTCGGGTCGGCGGCGGTCCCGGATGATCCACATGGCGTACCCGTATCCCGCCAGCCAGCGGCCAACCTGGGGGAACTGCAACCGGAGGCGGCATCCCTGCGGGCCGTCCCACGAGTCGATGATCCTCTCGGTCTTCTCGGCGTGCGCCTTGGAGGCCTGGGAATCGCGGTATCCGTACGGGTCGATCTTGAGGTCGGGGATGCGGCCACCGATCTTCTGGCCCAAGCGGCGCATCCCTGAGTGCATCAACGGGGGGATCGGGATCAGATCGGTGGTTTCGGTGACACTGTCACCGAGGAGGGCACGGATCGCGTCTGCGCCGCCGTCGAGGATCGAACGGGTCCTCAGTTTCGTGGACGCGGTGGAGGTGTGCAACGTGTTGACGAGATAGTCGACCCGCTCGAACACGGCGTCGGTAGACAGGGTCGGTTCCCGGGTGCCGGGTTCGATAGTGGCGAGAGTCATCCGGTCATCCTCTCCCAAGGCAGGTCACTGCCGATGTTGAACATGGGTTCGATCTTCCCGAACGTGGGGGTGTACTGCAACTCTACTTCAGCGGACCGTTCCTTCTGGAGCCGGCGGATCGCTTTCATCGGGAACCATGAGGCCATCACGACATCCGAATGGTACCCGGTGCGGGGATTCCGGTTCTGTGACGCCGCCCCCGAGAAATGGGTGGCCTGTTGGATGTAGAGGTCGGTGCGGGCCTTCGCTGCCGGGGTCCCGTACGGCAGGTCGACCATCCGGTGTTTCTCACGTTGACTGGTGGTCGGGTTGGTGAGTTCCACGGTCTCCCCGAACATGCGTGCCATCGCGGTGACACCCACAAACTTGTCCCACTTGTTGCCCTGCGTCTGGTGCCCTTCGATGTGGATATGATGAGCCGCCTTGTAGGTCTGGACCCACGAGTCGGCGGTGTACCCCGATTGCATCGAGTTCTCCTCCACCACCCAATGCCGCACCTCGTACCGCTCGAACCATGCCTGCAACGTGTCCCGCCACCCGGGGATCCCGGCACCCAAGTCGTTGGCGATGTCGATCATGTACAGGAGACCGGTCGCCCTGGAGTAGCCCCACAGGACCGCCGCCTGGTACCCGGAGGTGGCGGGATCCAAACCGGCGACCAGGGTGACCCCGGGGGGGATGTCACCGAGCCCCCGGGGGGAACGGCATTTCTTCATCTCGTCGGGGTCGAAGATGATCAGCCCGTCGTCCATCGCGATGTTCTGGTACACCATCAGGAACAGGGTTTCGCCGCCGGTGATCTGGAACGACCGGCGTTGCCCCTGCAACCAGGCGTATGACCGTTTCTCAGGGAACAACATGCACCCGACGTGGATGTCCTCTTGGAACGGGTCCAGGTCACAGAGACTCGAGTGGGCTTCCTCGACGATGCATCCCCACTCGGGGTTGTCGATGAGATGCCCGTACAGGTCGTCGGGGTGCTGGCGGGACCCGATCACGACCGCAGCGGTCCCGTCTTCTTTCCGGGACCCGACATCCTGAGCGAACCATGTCCGGGTGTGGGCACGGGCGCCGGGTTGGATGGTGGACTGGTGGTCTTCGATGTCGTCGACGATCATGAAATCCACGTCACGGGACAGGATTTTGCCGCCACGCCCGACCGCCTGCATCGTGGGGGACTTCACTACCCGGGTTCTGGTCCCGACCTTGAACTGTTTCCGTGACCACGACTTACCTGACCGGGCTGCCGGTTTCCAGTCGGTCCCGGGGGCGAGATAGTCGGCCCGGAGCTTCTCGTTGCTTTCCAACTGGTCCTGGATCGCTTGGACCCAGTCTTCGGCGAGATCCGAGTTGGAGGCGATCCAGATGATCCTGATATGGGCGTCCCTGACGATCAGCCAGGTACAGAAGTCGATGAGCAGCTGCGTCTTGCCGTGTCTCGGCGGGGAGAGGATCATCTGGCGGGAACCGGTGTAGATGGCCCCCAGGATCGACCGGATCCAGTTCCGGTGGAACATCTTGGTGATGTACGTGTCGCCGCCTTCGTCCACCATGTACCGGTCACGCCATTCGACGAAACAGGCTACAAGCGTGTCGA